TACCGACCCAGTTGGCGTACTTGATATGCAAGCCGGTGTATAGGCCGTGCATTGCGTGGCCTGGATTGTCCCGGCCATCGTGCTCGTATAAAGCGTCAATCCATCGCACACGATTCCGCATCGCGATGACATCCTCCGCCCCAGGCTTGCAGGGGATCATTGGGTCGGGTCGGGTCATCAGGACCAGGGCACTCCGTTGGCTTTAGTTGGAGCTTTCTGCTCATCAAGCTGTGCTTGCAAAGCTGCTTCGATTTCTGCAACCTTGTCAGCACCACCAATAGCTTCTTTGACCCAGCCAATCACAACTTCTTTGGTCAGGTCTGCATAAGCGATCAAAGTCTCAGGACGCTCAAAACCGATGCTGCCATAAGCACCAGCGTTGTAAATGCCGTCCGTTGAGTTAACGGTGTAATGAGCGGTGTAAACATAACCGTCAGCAGTTTCCCGCTCCAACTGTGCAATATCCCAGGTGGTGGTAGTGGCCATGAGTCAAACAGTGTTGTGGATAGTGTAAACGTGAAAGCCTCGCTTGAGAATGGGGCGGGTTGCCGTCAGCCAGCTTCAAGAGCGGCAACCTTGGCTTCTAGGGTTTCAATGCGTTCCATCGCTTCTTGAAGTGCTTTAACGGCTTTCATGTAAAGCACGGAGTAATTAACTGACTTAGTAACAGTGCCAAGGTCGTTGTCTTCGTTGTCAGTATCGGGCGATTCGTAAACAAGACCAGGTGATACAGTTTCAACTTCTTGAGCGACAACACCAATTTGAGTGTGTGTTTGTCCTTCAATAAAGTTGTAGTTGCGAACACGGATGCCCTTAACGTCGCCCCACTGAGAAGACGCATCGACAATGTTTTCTTTTAGCTTGGCGTCAGAAATAGCACCATAAGAGTTATTGGTGTTCTGCACGTTGCCGTTGTTATAAACGCGAAATGACAACGTGCTGGTTTCAAAGTCTGTGGCGGAATGGCCAGCTGCAATCATCACTTGGCTGGTGCCTGCGCTGGCAGTATTACTGATAAAAAGATTGGGGCTGCCTTGCAAATACATGCGACCACTACTTGTAATCCGCATTCGCTCGGTAGGAGTCGACGCAGCATCCGCAGTAGTAGTAAATGTTAAACGTGTCGGAAGGTCTCCAGAACCACCAGCGCCATCAGATGAGGCAACAATCTGGGCTCGCCTAAATCCCCCTGAAGTTGTATCCCCAAAGTTCAGAGCACCTATCGTAACATTATTGGTTGTGACACTTTCACCACGTCTAATTTGAACAATTCCTTCTCCAGTATTTGAAGCAGAATTTCCAACCGCATCAAGTCTTGGTGCTCCAATAGTGCTACTCGTCCCCAGCAACAACCTACCTGAGCTGTCGACTCGTAGGCGCTCACTGCCAGCGGTACTAAGGCGCAGTGAATCTTCGCTGTGGTTATACGCTACCGAGCCTCTAAAACTATCATTACCAGTGCCATCGCCAAAGTAAAGATTAGAATAATGGCTAGTTCCGGCTTTAATAAGAATACCTGTGTGACTGGTGCTGCCTACGACTAGATTCCTAGCGCCGCTGTCATAGCTGCCGGGTGAGGACTCCCCGATGCCTACAAAACCCAAGCTGTCGATTCGTAGGCGCTCGGTGCCGCCCCTAGAAAACTTGAGGTTAGAGTCGTTAGAAATGTCCCAAGTATTAGTAGCGGAGTGATCTAAACGCAGAAAAACTTCGCTGGAATTTCTGACGTGGAGACCGCTTACTCCAGGGCTCGTAGTACCAATCCCCACATTGCCGTCCCTAGCAATTACCATCCGTTGTGCTAAGCCGCCTGCAGACGCAAGGTTTGTGTAAAACCGCAGTTCCCCAGCATTATTCGACCCTGTATTATCAGCCTCAATTTTCCCAAAAGTGTAATTAGTACCATTAGGGCCTGCTCCATCAAATTGAAGTATTGGTCCCTCCGATGTTGAACTAGAACGCAATCTAGCATCACCAGTTACATCTAATTCGACAGTTGGCGACGACGTTCCAATCCCCACATTTCCCGAGCTGTTGATTGTAAAATCACTATTTGCGCCTGTCCTGCTGATAAATAATGGGTCATTACTAGCTGACCCTGCTATGCCAATATATGCATTATTAGACGCTCTTGTAAGATGAATATGGCGGCTATCTGCCGAACTTGCTGCATCATTGATTCTTAATGTGGATGCATTTGCAGTGCCTGGGCCGGTAATATCTAATGGGAACGCAGGCGACGACGTTCCAATTCCAACATTGCCCGAGTCGATTCTCATCCGCTCGGATGCAGCAGTTACAAACGTAAAGGCATCGCTGTCATGTAAGTAATTTAAACGGCCTACGTTGTCGTCGTCTGTATCTCCAAAATGAATAAATGAACCAGCATTATTTCCTGCACCTATACCAATTCCAGCGTAAGAATTCGCTGAACTGCTATTACTAAAGATTGCAATAAGATTTCCGTCGTGGCCGTTTGTAGGAGCACTGTACGATTTACTTACATGCATGTTTGCAGACGGCGCGGTAGTTCCAACGCCAAGATTGCCCACTGCTGTGATACTGCCGTCACTCTTCAGCGCAATCTTGGGCGTATTAGGAAGTGAACCGCCAATTAGAAAATTTCCATCCGTTGTTAGCCGGGCTTGCTCTGTCCAACTGACAGCATCACCCGCAGTCCCAGCAGCAGCCTGTCTAAAAACAAGTCCATCTGTATTGCCATATATGCCGGCAGCAACACCATCGATCGTGTATTTCCAGCCACTAGCATAATTTGCATTTGCATTTAAAAAGAAGTCTGCCCCATTGGTTCCACTTCCAATGAGAACTGCTGTGCCTGATTGCAACTTGCCGAACGATTTAGTGGTAGCGATGTCACCAACAGTAGTGATGTTGCCGTTGGCATTCAGCGCAATATCTGCATTTGAGGCAGTCGTACCACCGATAAATACATTGCCCGAGCTGTCGATTCGGACGTGATTGTTGAAGTCCATCGGTTGGTTAAATGTCCAGCAACCAGTGCTCTCCACCCAACTAATCGTCTTATCAGATGCACCCTTCAGCGTGATTCCACCGCCGTCTGCAGTCGTATCAGTTGGCGTTGCAAATTTGCCAATCTCAATGTTTTTATCCTCAACAACCAGTGTTGTTGTATCAATCGTGGTAGTCGTACCGTTGACCGTAAAGTTGCCCGGAATCGTTACCCCACTGTCCTCAATCAAAATGCGCTGTGATCCACCAGTCGATATTGCGACCTGATCTGCAGCAGGGTGATAAATCCCGGTGTTGCCGTCACCGTCAAAAGAAAAACTTGGAGCGCTTTCTGTTCCGTCGCTTGCGTTTTTAAGCAGCGTCTCAATGCTTACCTTTTTTGTTGCATCAGCACTTACCTCAACAATCGGCAAAACATCAGTGCTTGCTGGATCAGTAGAAGCCGGCAGATCGGTGATCTTTACGTTGGCCATTGCCTAATCCTGCAGTATCTGGATTTTAGCCTTGGCCATCGCTGTTGATACAGCTAGCGCAGTAATTACAAGGCAATCACCCAAACCGCACCATCGCCTCCTGCCCCTGAATTGCCGTCTTCAGCACCACCGCCACCGCCGCCAGGCTGTGATCCAGCACTTCCGGTGTTACCACCCGCGCCACCGTTACCCCCAAATACACTTGTTGAGGCCCCGCTGCCTCCGCCAGTATCGTCAGTGCCACCACCGCCGCCGCCTCCAAAAACAGCGTTGCCGCCAGTGTTGTCACCGTCAGGCGCACCACCGCTTCCGCCCGAAAAAATGTCCAAGGCTTCGCCGCCAGAACCATATCCGCTAGTCCCCCAAGCACGAGAACCTAGTGCAGCCGAACCACTCGAAGGGCCCCCTAGTCCGCCATAGCCAACAACATGACTGCCAAAACTGCTGTTAGACCCTGTTGCTCCATTGCCAGTGCTGCTACGGGCTGCACCACCAGCACCCACAGTGATGGTTTCCGTGCTGCCTATTTCTGATGCTTTTAAAAATCCAATAGAACATGCAGCGCCTGCCCCTCCGCCTCCGCCTTGGGTATTTTGACGCCCGCCACTTCCACCGCCACCCCAACAAAGCACAATAAAAGCTGATGCGTTAGCTGGCTTTGTAAAGGTAAAAGTGCCGGTTGTTTCGTACTTAGTGAAACTAGAGCCAATCGCACTGCCCCAAAGCAACGCGGTGCCGTTAGTGATCAATGCTTTATCTGCATTGCCAGTTTGACTAGGCAACAACGCGGCAATCGCTGCTGCAACTGTGGTCTGCCCCGTTCCACCATTGGCAACCGGAGTAACACCGCCTACTTCAAAGCCAGCAGGGTCTAAAACACCGACTGTTATCCAGGCGCTGTTTGCCGCGTTTCGCACCTTCCAAACAGGTGGGCTGCTGCTGGTATCAACCCAAGGCTGAAACGCAACAGTGGTTGATGGCGCTGACGATCCAGAGCTTTGGCTGTAAAGAGCTGCCAGGTTGTCGTTTATATCCGCACGAACCGTCGGAAATGTTGCGTTCTGAACTACCTGATCACTTTGAGCCATTACAACGACCGACCAAATCCAGTCGCAGTGTAACTGAACCCGGTATTGCTTGCTCCTGTCAATGTTGCTGTAAATCCTGCAGCTGTCTCGCTGCTCAAGGTGACAAAACCATCAGCACCTAAATCAGTTGGAGTAATGACAACATTTGGGGCCTGATAAAAAGCATTGCCGAACGTCACCGCATTGCCTGACGTACCAGTGCCGGTTTCAGTGCGTCTCCGCAGTTGCAAAGTTGCGCCGAGCTGGTCCGCCGCAACATTAATGTTTGCACTGGTTGTCGTAAGTTCCGTTTTAATTTGAATGCCACGGCCTTGGAAAACGCCAGCTACGAATTCAGTCCATGGACCGTAAGTGGGAGAGCCAGATGGATCGTCATCGGTTGTTCGCACGTAAGTGACTGCGTTTACGGCGTCTGCTGATGTTGCGTCAAACAAACCCGTTGCGTCATCAAATAAACCAGAAAAATCATCAAACAATGTGCCTGTAGACACTGTAGGGCGACTTAAAATTGAACGCCGGATAATAGTGTCGTACACGCCGCCGAAATCAAATGTATCCTTGAATATGTATTCAGCCTTAGTGTCGTCTACAAAATAAAGCCCATCTACATAACCAACAGCGGCGTAAAGATTTGGCTGCAAAACTAATGCTGTTTCTGTAGAGCTGTAAGCGCAGTTAACTGCTGTGCCGTCAAACGGTGGCGTTAAATTATGCTCTGCATACGTCTTAACAGTAAGCAGCTCTTCTGGGTCAGGAAGTGCAACCTCATACCCAACTGCATTGACGGAGCGGTTACCTAAAAAGTCCTCAGCTTTTAGAAAATACGTTCCAGCAAGCAATGGAACTTGCTTTTGCGTTGATGCGCCCGACACACCGTCAACAATACGGTTACTGCTGTTCCACTCAGCTGCTGCTAATCCTCGTGGATCGTGCCGAACAATGATGCGCCCACCAAGTTGCACGTCCAGCTCATCAACTTTATCCCAAGACAAAATGGCCAATGTGTCTGTTGTTGGCGCAAGGCTTAAATCAGTAATGTCTGCTGGTGGAGCGCCAAGCCCTTGAACTGTGTAATTAGCTAATGCTGGCCTGCTAAACAAAAGCCCGCTGCCACTAATTGCACTTACTTGAACTTGATAATTGCCAGGCTTAGCGTCCAAAATATCTAAGGTTGTGCCTTGCACAATCTCTTCCGTGAAGTTGTCATCTTCATGGCGAAAACGCACACGAAATTTTTTGGTTGTCTGGCCGCTTGGTACGCGCCAATGCCAAGTAATTTTGATAGCTACCCTGCCGTTCAAAACAAACTGAACTTCTCTGGTAGGCAGCGTCCCACCAACCGGCACAGTTTCTAAAACCTCAAGGTCTTCAGGTGGCTCTGGAATGATGTCTAGGTTTGTGGTGTCGCGCTTTTGTAGCTCTTCACCGTCCTCGACAAAAGCGTATTTACCGTCATTAAATGCAACTGCGTTAATTGCATAAAGCATCTGATCTTGCTCTTCAACTGCGAGAACACGCCAGGTCGTGGGCTGAATATCATCAGCGCCTAAACCTAGGCTTTCAAGCATCCATACGCTGTTTACGTTTGGCGTGGCGCTAAACGGACCAGCAAAGGCTTCGCTGGTGGTTTTTACTGTGACAACGCCTGATTCAATAGTATCTATTAGCCTGGTTTCAGTGGTGCCATCAGGCAAGATAACGTGCAGTTTACTGCCAGTTCCAAAAGCAAGATCTGTGGCGGCAGTGTCATCAACAGTGATTGTGGTGCTAGTCGCTGCTTTGATTCGCCCTGCTTTGCGGCTACCAGCAATAACGGGATCTGCGATTTGAATGATCATCCCAGGGCGCACCACCTGCCCAGCGTCCAAACTTGAAACAAAGGAAACAACCTCGCCTTCGTTCTTTTCTGAGTAGAGAACCCATTTGCCAATCCTTGCTGCCTGGCCACGGCTGGTGCAAGCAAATGCGTTGAACTCCTTCCGTACAGCACCGTATTTTGCGATGCCTGCGTGATCCTCAACAACCTCGTAAGCAGTGTCTTTTAAATCAAGATCCAGGTAGCTAACAACAACGACAGTGGGGCATCCTTTAAGGCTGCTACCGCTGTAGCTGAATCCAGCCTCTGTCACGTTTGCGATGGTGAACAGATAAGCGGGATCTCGTGGTGCGTCTTGAGCAATTGTCAAACTGCCTGCGCTCCAGAAACCCTGGCAGCGCATTACAGACAACAGATCGTTGACCAGCTTGAAAGCCTCTTCTGCTGTTTGGATCGTTGTGTTGCAACTAAACCGCGCTTCTGTTCCACCAAAACCGTCGTCAACCAAAGCATTGCTGTACTTTGACGCGGCAAAAAACGCCCACTTGTCGAGTTGCGCAGTATCTAGATGATTGCCAAATCCATAGCGAGTATTCGTCAATAGATCAAACAAGATCCAAGACGGGCAGGCGCACCATGTGGCTGCAGCAAACGTCCCATCCCAAACAAAATTATCCGGGTAGATAATCCTTCCGGTTTCAGAATCAACAGTGACACCATTGGGAATCTTTACCTTGACGCCTTTTACCAAGTATTTGCGAGAAGGGATGTTACTAAACTGCTCAGCGTCCACTCGCAAGCCAACTAAAGCACTGTTGGGATAGCGAAGTTTTGCCCACTTGATTTCAGTAATACTTGACCACCTGAAAGCATTAGCTAGCAATGAACTGCTGCTGTCATCAGTAATACGCTCAACTTTAATATCTACATTGTCTGTAGGGTTTGGACGAGTTAGTTCGATAATATAGTCCTTTTGATATAAGTCAGCAGTGCGGCCACTGATCGTGTCGTCAATAACCTCTGCAAAACCTGAACTTGCGTATTGCACAAAAATTTTAAGCCGGACAGAAGTCCCTGATGTGTCACCACTGCTGCTGTCAATTCTTTGCAAAGACGGGACAGAAATAGTAACCCTGACAGCATCTACCTGGTCATCAGTAATGCTTTCAACGATCGGAACAAGCTTGGCGACAGGGCGGTCTACAGGGCGACCGCTTTCCGTTCCAGGCGTCAACGGGATAAATTCTTGCGCTTGAGTTCCGTTGCGCGTGTAAACAGTAACGTCTTCAAAATTGAACTCGCCTGTTGCGTTTTCAAGCTGTGTATCGTTGAGAAAAATTGATTTGTTGCCGTCAGCCAACCCCTCAATTTCACCTTCAGAAATCAAGTCAATTACATTTGCGTATTGCCTTGAATCCAGTGAGTCCGGTGTTGTCCTAGGTGAGCGGCTGCTTCCGCCGCCACCTTTGCCGCCACCACCACCAGCACCAATGATTGTTGTCATGTTCTTACCTGCACTGTGTCAATACCAGCAGAAATGACAACGCTTCCGGTCAAAGTCTTGCCGTAGACAATCGGGACAGGCGTGCCACCTCGGCTGGTGTTCTGAACGCCCGAAAATGAGAAAGACTTGCGTGGGTCTTGTTGCGTGTCCGCACCTTGCGGAGTTGCAGGCACTGGTGAAATCATTTGAGCCACACCGCTCAGCACCAAAGAAGCGCCGATTGCAGACAGCGCAGTGCCAAAAGCAGCAGCGTTTAGCACGCCTATACTTGACACCCCGACAATCGCCTGCCCACTTAAACCGAACAGTCCTGCGCCAGTAGTGCCGAACAGTCCTGCGCCAGGCAACAGAAAAGAAGCAGCAATCAAGCCAACCCCCGCCAAAATCTGACCAGTGCCCCCACCCGCACCAACGACCACTGGGACGATTTTGATTTCTTCTTGCCCTATAGGGCTGTGAAGGTCATCCAACGTCAAACTTGTATCGCCAACCAGCACCTTGTAATGCTGATCCGCCATGTGAACTTCTAAGGCTGGAAAGTTGACAATCAACATCCGCACAACCTCGGCGGTTGTTGCTAGATCCGCCTTCAGCACGCTGCGGCCTACAAACTTGGCGAGCTGGCCGTAAAGCCTGATATTACGCAACATGCCGCAACCGCCTGCCTGTGACCGATTGTAGCCAGCCTCCGTAGATGTCTCTACTGCTCAAGCGGCCCGAAAGGTGGTGAAGCACCATCCCGCCCTCAATAAAAACAGCGCAGTGATTTAGACCGATCCCGTTGATCTGCATCAGCAGCAGGTCCCCGCGTTCCAAGGGCTCGTTTTCTGCAAGTTCGCGAAAGCCTGTAGCCGCCCACGCTCCATCAAACATTGGTGCGTTAGCGAACTGTTCAGGCGTTGCAGGCCGGTCCCAATCACGTAGCGCAATGCCCTCCTCTGCATACCAATCGCGAGCCAGCGTCCAACAGTCATTAACAGCCCAAGTCCATTGCCTGCCAACCAATGGCGCCTTATAGCCACAGGGTTGATACTCGCCCCAAACCTCTGTCCGTGGGTTGACGATGTACCACGGCAAACCATGCTTCTCTGCTGATACGCGGTCAGCCTCGCTTGCCACTGGAGCGCTGTGCGGGTGGCTATGGACGATGCCGATGATTTCTCCAGAGTCTGACGCTGCGGCGTAGTCCTCAGGGTTAAGCACAAACATCTGTTCCATGTTGTGCGCCATATTTCTACACGCCCAATACTTGCGACGACCCTTAACTACAACAACCAGACCCACCGCCTCCCAAGGGTCCCGGTCTTTAGCGTCCTGCAGTGCAACGTCGCGCCAAGTCATTGGAAGAACGTCCCGATTCCGGGGTAACCACCGAACGGTAGCTCACCATTTTCGCCAAACCTCTTTTCGCAACTGCTTTGCTTCTTGCCACATACGTCCTCGCTTGAGTTCACCACTTCATTGTCATTTGCGTCAAA